ATAGGATATTCGGATTGCTCCCAGATTTTACGTTTAACGATGAAGAATTCGACTTCGATTTTTTCCACATCCACATTAAATTGTTGCGCAAAGTACTGCTTGTATAACAATACTTGAGAGATTTTAGCATCATCTCTTTTGTCATTGTCTGACCATCCTCTGGTAGATGTTTTGATGTCATATATGTAAATTTTATCTAAATCTTCATCATATAAAGCAAAATCAATGAATGCTTTGTAGAATAAATTATTACCTACTTTTAGTAATAGTGGTAATTCTATTCCAAGCAAGCGCATTTTTCGTATTGTAAATAGTTTATTACGGTTTTTCTTAATAAACGTTAATATAGCTACAGCATCATCAAAGAAGTCACCCATTTCCTCAGCATTACTAAAATGTGCACCTGCTGATTTATATTCTTTAGCATATACCTCTCTAAATCGCTCTTGAAATATTGATATTAAATCCATTTTATCAGCAGCAGCTCCACTTTCCTCATACATTGTTGTAATGTAGGATTGTAATGTTTCATGAAATGCAGTACCAAACACAGTATGAATACTAGCTTGATATGGTTGCTTATTCTCTACATAAGTCAAGTACCACTGATGTGGGCACTTAGCCCACATCGAGTACTGAGAGTAGGAGACGCTACGCTGGAAACTATGGTTAATTACTGGTTGTTGGTAATTTTTTATTTTTAACTCAACATCAGTAAACTTTTTCTTTGCCACTAACTATTTGTTTAATCTTTTCTAAATACAAGATAGCATCCATATGCTCTTGTTTAGCATGTTCAATCCATTCTAGTAGTGATAGATCAGTACGATCTAAATCAACACCATATTTTGCCTTACCACGAGCTGAACGTTCTTTAAATTGTTCTATAATTGTTGTAACTACTGAATCTAATCTAGTAGGCACTTCAATGCCTTCTTTTAATAATTCTTCTCGCATATGTTGTTGATTTACTTCTTCAAAGCATTTCCAACAGAATCCATTTTGATCTGTTGCCCACGGATGGTTTAAACATTTATCCATTAATTTGTAACATTATATCTTCTAATTCATTTTTAGGAAGCATATCAATATATTCTTTAGCTTCCTTCTTACTAACCTCATAATAAGCAGCAACTGCCTCTACTTGATCAACTTTATATTCCTTTTTGTTTTTAGCTTTAATATACTTAAGGAATTTATATTGTTTAGGAATAAGGTCCTTATACAAGTTGTATAAGTACTCTCCCTTCATTTGCCAAGTATTCTTTTGAACAATATTAACTACCTCACAGTAATCAGGGTCCATACTGAGATAACGATTAATCATCCAGTTATTCCAACCCTCGTCGCCTAAATAAGCGCCTTTATTAGTTGTGATGTTCTTAATATGGTCAAATATATTCATTAGTAATATCTTGAATCGTTTTGGTTTTTATTAGATGTATTATTTAACATAATATAATGATCTAATTCTGCCTTTAAATCTTGACATTTTTTAAATATAGATTGTATCTCTGATTCTAAAAATGTTATTTTTTCATCTGCTACTTTTAAATTAGCAGACAATCCTAATACTTGTGCTTTTAAAGCTTCGTTTTCAGTTTGTAGTTCTTTTGCTTTCATTTTATAACGATTGAATATCTTCAGAAGATTTACCATAAAATTGTTTTAACGGTGCTGGAATGAAATCTTCAACAAATGTACCACATTTATCACAAACGATTAATTGGATAGGTACCATTCTGTCTACTGGTAAACCAGAGGTAAAACGAGATTCTTTGCGTACATACATTACGTCTTTAAATGTATCGTTACCACATTCCTCACATACTACTGGGGTTGTGTTTGAAATGTCTACTTGAGGGGGTTGTTGAGCGTATTGACTCATATTACTTGTTTTTTATTTGTGTCTAAAATTTTAGCAATGCAGGCTGCGAAGTTAATCTCTTTGTCAGGCACGACACCTGCACGCCATATAAAATCATCTAATATAACTGATAATTCAGCATCATGTCCGTAACTAAATTCAGATAAATTATCAAACATATATCTAAATGCTATTTGAAAATCATCTACTTGTGAATCAGCTACTAATTGGCGAACTTGATACCAAGCGTTTTTATCGCGTTTTTTTAGTATTGCTATTAATTGTTTACACCAATTATCATCTATATTAGTAATAGTTAAAGTACTATCTTTAATATTACCTTGTAATGTTTTAATAATTGATCTAACATCAGGATAGAATGTATTTACTACTTGAGCAATATCAGCCATTTCGTATTTAATACCCTCAACATCTAAAATGTTAGTGCAAATATGTTTTGCAACAGCACCTTTAGTAGGTGGTTTTAAAATATGAATTTCGCAACGCGATTGAAGTGGTTCAATCAAACGCTCAATGTAATTACAAGTAAGTACAAATCGAGTTGTGATAGAATATTCTTCAATCAAGTTACGAAGAGCAGCTTGTGCGGGTTGAGTTAAGAAATCAGCCTCATCTAATATTACTACCTTAAGTGGTTTAAATGTAGATGTAGAGGCAAATCCTTTTACTTTATCCCTAATAACATCAATTCCATTTTCATCGCTGGCGTTAAGATAAAGATAATCGCACTGGATGTTCTTTACGATTAACTTCGCGAGTGTAGTTTTCCCTGTGCCTGCGCTACCAGCGAAGATGAAATGGGGTATATCGTTCGAAACAATACAATCGGCGATGCGGGCTTTAATCGCATCATTGCCGATATATTGTTCTAATGTTTCTGATCTGTATTTTTCAATCCAAAGTGTGTGTTGCTTACTCATAACTTATTTTGATGTTTTATAACATTATTAATATACAATTCTATATTTGCCTTACCAACTGGATTTGCAGAATGGCAATTCCATTTTGGAAATGGTATATCATTTTCAATGCAGTAGCTTCCTAACCATTTAGCAGCATCATAACCACTTAATGTTTCTTTCTTTTGTTCTCTTGCTTTACGTTTAGACATTCCTGCTTCTACTTTCGCTTTAGCCTCATCTTCTCCTAAATCATGATCAAATGATACTTCATCAGGAACACCATTTAATCTAACCCAAGCTACAAAATCATCGTAATTGCGAACGATATCCCATCCCTCGGTTTGAGGGATGCGAATATCATCCAAGTATAATTTTTTCATAGGTTAAATCTACATACCTAACCCTGACATATCAAACTCAGCATCTTTCTTTTTATCAGATGGTTTGTCATGAATCACACATTCAGTCATTAATAATGTTACTGCGGCGTGTGCTGCGTTTTCAAGTGCGCAACGTACCACTTTAGTTGGGTCAATAATACCTGATTCATAAGCATCAACTGCTGTTTCAGCAATAATATTAGGGACAATATTGTCACCTTTTAGTTTTTCATGCCATTCAGATGTTGATTCACCAGCATTACTTAAAATCTGATGTAATGGTCTAGTACATGATTTAAATACTATTTTACCACCCAATCCAAAATCGCTATTGTCTTTAATACTGATGGCATCTTTAGCATTAAATAAAGCTATACCAGCACCTGGTAAGATACCTTCTTCAAGAGCAGCTTTTGTGGCTTGTAAAGCATCATCAATACGATCCTTTTTCTCTTTCATCTCAATTTCAGTACCACCACCTACATTAATAATAGCTACACCACCAACAATTTTAGCTAAACGATCTTGTAAACGTTCAACTTCATATGGTGAATTTGATTGTTCAATTTGGGATTTTAACTCTACAATACGTTCATCAATTTTAGCTTCATTACCTTTACCATCAACAATTGTAGTAGTATCTTTACCTACAGTAACTGTTCTAGCTTTACCTAACCATTCCATATTGAAACGTTCTAATTTCATACCTTTAGTAGGTGAAATTACAGTACCACCAGTTACAGTAGCAATGTCTTCTAAAATTAATGTTCTACGATCACCAAAGTCAGGTGCTTTAACAGCAGCTACTTTTAAAATACCTCTCATCTTATTTACAATAAGAGTAGATAACGCTTCACCATCAATATCTTCAGCTACAACTAATAATGCTTTATTATCAGATGATACACGCTCAAGTACAGGTAATAAATCTTTTACTGCGCTTAAACGACCATCATACAATAATATAAAAGCATCATTTAAAATTGCTTGCATTGTGTTGTTATCAGTCACCATATAAGGTGATTTATAACCACGATCAAATTGTAAACCTTCTACTACTTCAAGTTCAGTTTCACCTGATCTAGATTCTTCAACTGTTACAATTCCATCTCTTCCTACTTTATCAATTGCTGTAGCAACTAAATTTCCGATCTCTTCATCTCCATTAGCTGATAAAGTAGCAATTTGTTTGATTTGCTTTTCATCAGTAATGTCTACAGACATTTCTTTTAATTTAGTAACTACTTCTTTAACAGCAGCTTCAATACCATTCTTTACTTTAGTAACATTTACTGAAGGACTAGAAGTAGCATTTAATGCTTGTTCAGCAATAGACCAAGCTAACACTGTTGATGTTGTTGTACCATCACCTGCTGCATCAACTGTTTTTGATGCTGCTTGCTTAATTACAGTAGCAGCCATATTTTCAATTGGATCTTCCAATGTAATTGTTTTGGCAACTGTAACTCCATCCTTAGTTGAAACTACTTGTCCGTGTTCTTTTTCAATTAACACATTACGTCCAAAAGGACCCATTGTAAC